GAACCCGCACTACCCATTAAAATATGCATAGCATACGAACCTATTGGTTGAGACGCATTACTGTCCACATATCCGTGTTGTAAAGCTGTTGACCTTTGACGAAGTGTTGAAGTAGTTCCTCCATCTGATTCAAGAGTTTGTAGTCCAGTGCTACTCTCCGTAAATCCCGAAATAATAAACCAAGAATTATTAACAGTAGAAGAAGCAGTTATAGTTAAATCAGTAGAAGTGGTTTGTGCTTGAGTGACTAAATTTGTCGCTATATCTACCTGTGTTGTCGCCGCTCCAGTATAAGAAGCAACGTGCATAGATGTTACTACGGAACTACTAAGGGTCGCCACTACATTAAAATTTCCAGCAGTAGCATTTGCCAAATACCAAAAAGAATAAAACTCTACGTTGCCAACAAGATACATAGCACTACCGAGTTTAGTAAAATTTTCTGTAGTATTCCAAGTAACACCAGTCACTAAATCAGTAGCATTACGACATTGAACAGTGGCAAAAATTATAATCCCTGTTCCTCCTGTAGTATTTATTGATACTGTTCTTGTTGTGCTATTCGCTTCTCCTTGAGCACCTCCAGTTTGATATGCTATTGCCATAATTAAGTCATCCTAATTCCTAACCTTATTGTCGACTTTAGAATATCTTCAACTGTATATTTTGTTCCTATTCGCATATTTTTGTTTAACTTAATCGCACACCGAGCCGAATTGTTAATCCTTTAGCGGCAGTTCCGCTATGAATTGCATCAATATCCACTGTAATTAAATCCCCAGCCGTTACAGCAGTTGTTGTCAATACTGGAGCAGTTGCCGCTGTTCTTGATGATTTTTCTGTAGTATCAATAGTAATTTTATTCGTAGTCATTAGAGTTGTGCCATTCAAATTGACATCAATAGTCATTGTGTCAGTTATTCCAGCAGTATCAACATAAGCCCCAATTTCCGTAATCGTTCCAGTAAAAGGAAGTTCTAAATCACCGCCTTTTGTGGTGGCGACTGCGGTATTGGTAGTTGCTTCTATTACTCTGTATAAAATATATCTGACATTTCTATTAGAAGCAACATATTGGTCTATTGGTATTGCTCTGGTAGTATCCGTGCCAGTGTTTATTTCTGCTGTTGTGGCGAGCTCAACTTTTCCAGCGGCAGTAAGAGAAGCGGCAGAGACTATATCAGTCACATCGGAATCCACCGAAACAACACCAGTATCGGTTCTAATAACACCTGTAAGCCCGACAGGAAGTGTCACTGTGCCAGTAAAAGTTGGAGAAGCCAGAGGAGCTTTTAATCCTAATTGAGTTTGAATTGCCGATGTTACTCCTTTAACATAAGTTAATTCTGTTAATGAAGGATATGTGGCTACTGCTAATGATACGAGATTTTTTGAGGCGTCTGTGCCGATAATTTCGGAAGCGGTTAATCCTGAAATCTGTACTGCCGATGGCGTAATCGCTCCCAGCGTCAAAGTAATCGCCGGTGTTGTCGTCGCATCAACGACAGAGCCGGACACGCCATTTGCCGTTACCACGGAAACCGTAGTTACCGTTCCAGCTCCTGCAGTCGCCCAAACAGGATTGGCATTATTCCCCTGAGTTCGTAAAAGTTGACCGCTTACCCCTGCCGGAAGATTCACCCAGCTTGAACCGTTATAATATAAAATATCACCTTGTGCTTCCGATGTTATAGCAACATCCGATAATCCTGTAAGAGCGATAGTTTCCGATAATGTTGCATTAATAAGTGATCCGCTAACTTTACGTATAAATTGTCCCGATGAAGAATTGGCAAGCGCCACTAATTCTTGAAGCATTATTTCCTCCGCACTGGTAATTTCATCTAATTGAATCACCGGCGTAAATTTTTCGTACATTGAAGCCATATTATTTAAAAATCATTTCTACATTATATCCGGCCTTTTCACAATGCTTTTTTAAACGATTTTCATAAACCGCCAAATCAGCTTCTTTCCTTAATAAAAATTCTTCCCTTGTTTTTAACCGTTTTCTTTCTCCTTCAAATGAAGACACTAAATCAAGACCTTCCTGATTGCTTGATTTTAAAACGGAAATAATATCGTTTAATTCCGCTAACTCTTTATATTTCAATTCTAATTCGCTAATAATATCTTTATTTTGCATAGCCATCTTATATAAAAGAGATGCCAGTCGTTCTTTATTTCTTTCTTGTTCTCTAAATAGAAGAGTTGCAGTATGAAGTTCTCGTTCTTTATTAAGACGAACTTCCGTTAATTTATCTAATTCTTCTGATAAAATTTCCTTTTTATTTTTAATAGATTCCAATTTATCTCCCAATAATCTACATTGCTGATTATTGACATTAATTCTCTCCTCTGATTCTTTTTCTAATATAACTGTTTCGTTAAGAATTTTTTTAGCTCCGGCAATCTTAATTTCATAATCAGAAAATATACTAATCTTTTCGTCAATCTCCTCCTGTTTCTCAGTGGTTAATTTCTTGCGGGCCTCTTGAAAAGTGCTTCTAATTAATTCATGAGCCACGCCCAACTCCTTAATTTCTTTTTTCTTTTTCTCCACCTCGCTTTCTAACTCCGCCTTTTCCAACCCAAGCCGAACAACCGCTTGGTCATATTCAACCATTCGGTTGTCCGGCTTGCCCTGTTTTGTAAAGACTAATGTCATAATAATTACGCTTGGACGCTTTTTTCGTATATCACTTCAACTCCTTCACCGCTGACAGTCGCATCAAGCCAAATATTGCTGATATTTTCAACTTGTAGTCCAACTGACTCATTATTGCGAAGCGTAAAACTTCCGCCACCGGTATTAAGAGCCGTGGCAGAACTATAACCGATATGTATCACTCCTGTATTTGCATTTTTCGCTTTAACTGTTACGCCGATTCCGTCCGGAACTGTTTTTGGCGCCACAATTTTAACTGTCGCGCCAGCCGCTTCGGTCGTCAAATCATTCCTGCTAAGAAGCGTAATTGTGCCGGCCGTCACAGAACTAATTACATAAGTGCCGTCATTTGACGCCGAACCGCTGACTGTAATCTGATCGCCGGCCTGAAAACCAGCGGTTAGAAAACCGCTTCCGCTATCTGTGATAGTATCCGAATCTGGAGTATTTTCATTAAAAGCGATTGTGGCCGCTCTTATTTTTACAGTGAGTTGCTCCGGCACTCCTAAAACAGTGACATTAAACTGAAATGTCAGAGGTATTGATAAATTTGTTAATCGAGAAGTCATGTTATTGTTAAACTTTCAAACCTCTCTCCCAGTAGCTTGTGAGCGTGACCGCTTAGCTGAGGGAGAGAGTGAAAGTTCAATAATTAGTTGTTAATTATCGACCTTAGACAATTGTGTAGGAATTACCTCCGATGATCGTCCATCCTAAACTGGTATACATTACAATCACAGAATCATTAAGAGCGTTAAATGTAATACTCGTCCATGTTCCATTGGTCGTAGCCGGAGTGATCGTTGCTGTTCCAGCTTCGCCGTGAGCAATAATGTACATAATTTGACCGGCCGTACCGTTTGCAAGAGTAAAGGTATCTCCGCCGGCATCTGCCGCAATTGTATGAACAGTTTCAGTCAGTGCTAAAGCCGTAGAAGTTCCGCCAGCTGCAATATCCTCAATGCCGGCGTTAATTATTTCGGCGTTGGTCGTAAACGCGCCTGTAACACCAAGCGTAGTTCCAACGGTTAAAGCGGCGCTTGCCGTCAAAGCACCGGTAACCGTCAATGTTTCATCGAAGAGTACCGTCCCCGCGTCAACATGGAGACCTTCCGCGCTACCCGTGGCGTTAATCTTTAACGCGTACGCCCCCGCATCTCCAATCGTAGCGATATAAAGAGCGTTTGAAGTAGCGCTTATAGCTCCGGTTGCGACGATACTCACTACGTCCGCGCCTCCTATCAAGATACCATCGTGAACAATATCAATCGCATTACCCTCATCTACCGCTCCTGTTCCCGAAGAGTTTATGGACAACGCCATACCCGCCACGTTCGTTCCCATATTGAGGTCAATAGCTTGTCCCGTTCCTGCCGCAGTCGCAAATGTGATATCTAAAATATTCCCGGTATAAACCCCGGACATATTGATATCAAAGATATGACTGTTGCCGGTCGAATCATCGTCAATCTGGATGAGGTCGTCTGTGCGCGCGCCAGTGCCCACAAGAGTCAAAGCTGAACCCGCAAGGTTTGTGCCCATATTCACCTGAATCGCATTACCGGTTGAAGCCAGCGTGGCGAATGTCAGTTGAATAAGGTTTGAATCCAACAGTCCCGTCTGGTTAATGAAGATGACATGGTCGTCCGTTGCAGCATCGCTTGCGGTGTTTGAAATTAAGATGATAGGTTCTGTCCTTACTCCAGCCGCATCAATTTGTAATGCGTTGCCGGCAAGATCAGTAGCCAAATCTATATGGATCGCATCACCCGCAACTTTGCCTGCGGACATAACTATATCCAAGACATTGCCGGTGCTGTTGCCCGACATATTGATATCAAAGACGTGCCCGGAAGAAGTTCCCGAGTCGTCAACTTGACAAATGTCCACCGCGCCAGCGGCTGTATGAGTAATCGTTACGGCATTTTGCGTTCTCGTTCCAGCGAGAGTTGTTTCCAACATTCTCATCGCAACTGCGTTGGTAAAGTTGAGATTGAAGAATACGCCAGTTGAAGCCTGCGTGGTCGCGTAATCAAATACGTTACCAGTACTTACTCCAGTCGTATCATCAATGTCAAACACAATACCCGTAGTTGCTGCCGTTCTATCAATGTCGAATGTCGCACCACTTGATGTTCCATTCTCAATGAGTTGAACCAGCGAGACCGTACGAGTCATCGCACCCGAGGTGATAACAATCGCCTGTCCGCCAGTAGCCGTGGCTCCCATATTGATATCCAGCACGTTTCCTGTGTATGTTACCGCACCGATACCAACATCAATCGTATTCCCGGAAGCCGCGCCGTTTTCGGCAATTTCAATAAGATTAGTCGTTCGAGTCATCACACCCGAAGTAAGCACTATCGCCTGTGAACCCGTTGCCGTCGCGCCGAGGTCAATATTTATTGCATCCCCGGTGTCAAGAGCCGCGCCGTAGACAATATCCAAGACATTGCCTGAGCCCGCGCCGCTTACATTGATGTCAAACAAATGACCGGTACCGGTATTAGTATCCGTGATCTCGCAAAGATCAAGATTACCGGTTGAATCATAAGTAACATCAATAAGGTTTGCGGTTCTTGCGCCAGCACCAGCATCAAGGAAAAGGAATCTTCCCCCGACCGCCGCATTCATGTCAATATTTAAGACATCACCGGTAGATGTAGTATCCATCGAGACCTCAAAAACGTGACCCGAAATCGCGCCGGTAAGAATAATCTCAACCATGCTTAAGGCGCCAGTTGAATCTGACTGAAGCTCAATCATCGGCTGGGTTCTTACTCCCGAACCTTCAATATGCAGAGCAGTCATCGCGACTGCTGTATCGAGGTTGACGAAGAACACATTACCAGTAGCAATTCCGGATGTGGCAAAATCAAAGATGTTACCGGTATAGGCACCGGTAAGATCAATATCAATCATCGCCGCGCTTCCCGTTCCCGCGTCATCAATGTTGATGACCGGAGCGGTCCGCACTCCTGTTCCGCCGGTAAAGAGAATACCATTGGTATCCAGATTATTTCCGTTGCCGAGAGTAATGCTTATCGCCGAACCAGCCGGTGAACCTGAAAAGGTGCCGGTGAAGTCAAGCCCAATAGAAGCGCCTGATCCTGAACTGTTAATGTCTAAGACGCTGTGCGCGCCAGTTGAATCATCAGTGAAGACGATATCCGAACCCGTGCGCGCCGTGCCGCCGGAATCAATTTCTATTGCTTCGGCAGCAATACCGTCGTCCATATCAATATATAAAGCTCGAGCCGCAGTGTTAGCTGCATCTTCAAACTTTAAAGAAAAGATATGTCCGCTTCCTGTGCCGGTCTTAGTAGCAGTAAGAGTATTAGCAGTAGCTTGACCATCATTTAAAACAATGGCGCCCTCATCTACTGTAATAGTACTACCATTTTCGTAAACTCCGTTTAAATCTCCCACACTTCCCGAAACGGATGTTAAGAGATTATACTCCGTTGAACCGTCCCAGAACCTAAGAGAGTTTGAGACACGGTACAAAACCATGTCATTAGCAGAGGTCGGAGCTGCGCTTCTGTTATCGGCGAATCGAATACCGTTAAGGTCGCTTCCGCGACGATTACGAATATTGATACCTCCTAAAGAAGCCGCTCGACCTGAATCAAATGTAGGCATAGAAATGAATTAAAGCAGAGAAGTCGCCGGGACTATTCTGGTCACAGAACATACCGAGGTGAAATCTCCGCCGTTAAATAGTTTTTAAGTGACCGTTATACCTCGTTAATTCACTTCATTAATTAATTCACTTCGTTAGACGCTGGTTGCTGCTGCGCCTACAATCCACTTATAGTCAAGAATCCCGTAGGCGTAAGATGCTGAAGATTTTGCTTGCCAGTCTTCTGTGTCAAAATCCTCTCCGCCGTTTGTGGGACCACCCATCGTAAAGGTAGGCATTTCTGAAAACTCAAGGATAGCATCCTTACGCTTTAAATCAGCAAGCATCCAGTAATAACGTCCAGTTGAAGTAGGAGCGCCGAGATTCGTTGTCGCAAGAAACGGCAACTGAATATGACGATACTTTCCTCTATAGACGTTATCAGCGCGTTCTGCTGTATCGGGCGCACCGACAGACCTCATAAATTCCGTCACGACATTTACTATTGCCGGGTCATCGCTGGTAATAATAGTGTCAGGTCTCGGAACAACCTTAATATCATTCATGTTCACCATGTTCCGAAAAAGTCGTTCGGCCGCTTCAAGATTGGTGCGATTAAAAGCGTTTGTCCCGTTGTAGTTATCTACGAGTGTCGAACTACCCGTAATGGTGTGTGAGTCAGAGAAGATTTGTAAGCCGTCTCCGGTTACAGTGTTGACAGTTTCTCCGTCTATATTGGTATAGCTTGAACCCTGCAAACCAAAGGTAAAAAGATGAGTAAGATCAGTTTCAATTCTTTGAGCGGTTGACTCTCCAAGTCCGCGCATCTTTTTCTCAATTTCGCGATACTTCAATTTTGTTACTATCCTATTGACTTTTTATGTTCTATCACATAGTATTATTATATATGAAAAAACATAAAGTAATGAAGATAAAAGTTTGTCCTGTTTGCGGCGGACCCATGAAAGAATTTCACAAAAAGACTTGCAGTAAACCCTGTGCCATGATTCTCCGTTGGGACAATCCCAACGCTCTATGGAGAAACAAGGAGTGGTTAGAGCAACAGTATTTTCAGAACGGTCTATCTTTCAGGTCTATTAGCAAACTTACAAACTGCACCGACAAAAATGTCGAACACTTTTTCAAGAAGTTTGGATTCAAGTCGCGCCCGATAAGCGAACCAGGCGAATTAAGTCACAACTGGAAAGGCGGAAAAGTGCGCAACTCCCAAGGATATATTCTTGTATTTCATTCAGAACCACACGCATACAAGAATAAAGGATCCCAATATGTTCGAGAGCATGTTCTTGTTATGGAGAAAATCCTTGGGCGTCCCCTGAAACACCCTGAAATGATTCACCACAAGAATGGTATTCCTCATGATAACCGTCCACAGAATCTTCAACTTATGAGTGGACCCTTCGAGCACAATACCCTTGAACAGAAACTGGGAAAGTTTGCCAAACTTCTTCTATTTGGTGATGTCGCTCCTCATATAAATAAGGAAGCCACCAAAGCGTTCAATAAGTTTTTATCTTCATCTGTCAAAGAACGGTAGAGATATTTCTACTCTACTCTGCATATTCCTATGCAGTTCGGACTATATCTTTACCCTTTTAGGGTACGGAGCGTATAGTCTCTACGGATTCCCCTTCAGGCCTTTCCTCGGAATTGTCCACTTATTTCAGTTGGGAGTTTTTCCGATATAGTTCCGAGTTTACTATGCCATTACTGGCACAGGCGACAAGTGCCTATCGTATTTTCGCATTTCCCAAGTCACAGAACTAAGATAACCAATACGAGATTTTGTAAGATTCAAAGTATATCCCTGTTGTGGCGAACCGATCGCATATGAACCACCCTCATTTTTCCGACGAGCGAGGCCCGGAGAATCGATATGTGAATGTTCAGAGGTAAGATTCTCGTTCGGCAATATATCATAAAGCTGACGAGCATTCTTTTCCACTGATTCATACTCTTCTCTCCATTGCACCAACGCATTCTTTACCAAGTCGTTAAACTGTGTTGTTAATATAGGCATAACTTTCTATTCGTTTCTATCTAATTATCTATTCGACCTTTCCTTCGTTTACGCCTCGTTTATTCTCACTTCGTTTATTCAACGATTAAGAAGCTGGACCAGTTTTCAACACTCCAGTTACAGGTAGAAATTTACCTATACACTGCGTTGTTGAGATATGTTGCGTAACTTCAACAACATCATACGTAGAACTATTCACATCAATGTTTCGTGAAGGAGCCCCTGCACCGTCAAGATCAACGAATTGACCCAAGAGGCCAACCGCGCCGGTTCCGACAGCAATATCGCAAAGATATTCCGCTTCCGGACCACATACTAAAACCGGCACCCGAGTGGTGCTTGCGTAATCACTATCTGTCGACGCAATGGTCTTCTGAATAAGACCAATCGGTTTTACATTCGCGGCATCTGTCATGGCCTCCAATCGACCGCTTGTACCCAACATCACAATATCGTTAAATGTAAACGCTGTTGACGCAGTTTTGGGATAAAACTCAATATGACAACCAGCTTTATTTTCTCTCCAAAGTCTAAAAGCCATAAGCTTAGTTGCTGGAAAACGATATCATTCCAATCGCTTTAGCGAGAGAAACAGTATCCTTCCAACTGTTAATTTACTTTATAACATCGATCACATTGTCCTTTGAAATGTCGACTTTTTTTACTTTCTCCAGATCAACGTGCATTGCCCTGGCCATTTCTTCACCTTTCGGTGTAAGAATACCAGTACCTTTTCCACCTTCGTTTTTGTCGCCCGCGTCGCCGCCTCGTCCAGCATCCATCTGCCCCTCAATACGACCTTCTCGGCGGGCACGTTCTGCTTCCGACTTAAGATGCTCATCGAGCTTACCGGTATTCCGCTTATAAAGAAGCATAGCATCCTCAAAATCATCAATAATATCTTCGACAGTCGCCTTACCGCGTTTGCCATTAAAGTGGGATATAAACCCAATCCAATTAGCATCGTCAATAAGTTCTCCATACTTCTTTACGATAAGGAGTTTTGCGCGATTCTCATTTGATTTATGAGTATCGGCCAAGACAGCAGAAGCTTGAGTTTTTGCTATCTCTGTGACTCTCGCCTCATCGATAATAACTCCACCTCCTTTATCTTGATCATCTCCTCCTTTTTTATCAAGAGATCGTTCGTCTGCTTTCTTTTTAAGCAGACCGTCCCGATAATTGTCGCGGTCCGATTTTATCTTCTCAAGTTCGGACTTTTTAATGGAAACACTTTCTTCGCCAGCCGCGGCATCTGCCGCTATTTTGTCGGCTGCCGCTTTGTCGGCGATGGCCTTATCGGCGACCGCTTTCGCGGCTGCGTCTCCACCATCACCTCCGTTATTTTTAATGTCTGTTTCGTTTGGCATATTTTAAAACTCATTTTATTAAACCGCGAGTTCCAACGGTCATTATACTAACGAACAGCCCGACTTTTTGTAGGGGGCTGCAATCTGCCGACGAGTATTTTGGAAAACGAAGTGAAAACCAAAATATTATTCTCGCCTGCAGAATGCAGCTACCTACATTAGCTGTCCTCGTTTGTTTGTTAGTGTTATTTTTTTAATTTACTTTCCGACTTCCGTAAACGCACTCTCCAATTCACCAAACTCTTCAATATTCGCTACCCATTTTTTACCCCAATTTTCACGATCAAATTGAGATCGTAAAGTCTTAAATCCTTCTTCATCTAAAGAAACTTCCACAATCTCATTACCATGATCACGATTATACTTTCTCCACTCTTCATTATACCCATTAATTTTCGCCTGAACATCCTTCTCTGACAGTTCTTTTTCTGCCACCTTAACTGACAAATCCTCGGCCTTTTTCAACATTTCTAGATATTCCGAAATATGCTCTTTTAACGCCGGCAGAATAGAACTTATCGTAGACTTAATTTCGCCAGTGGTTGGGTAGTCCTTCGGTGGAGTGTTTCTAAGATTATTGTAAATTGTATACGCGAATATTCTTTTAACTTTCAACGTTTTTGTAGACATAATTTCGTTAATTAATTAATAATTATTTCGACCTTTTCTTTTTTATTTTAGCACCTCTCTTGCGAGATTTCGACAAGAGAATAGCCACACGCTGTTTTTCCGCGCGCTTAGCCCCGAATTTCGCGGCGGTTCGCGCGAGAATCTTCGGCGGATTCATTTTCATCTCATGACCCGCCCGTTCAATTATTGTCATTGAATGTTTCCCGTGTTTCATAATTCTGTTGCTGTCTGCGATGTTCTTTTTTCTTCAGCCGATTTTTTATTCTCGACCGCTCTCTTCATCTCATCAAAGAGATAAAGGAGTTGAAGCCGTCTCCCGACTAGAATCATATAGCTTCGTTCATCTTTACCG